CAGTTTAGATTCAAGTGGTGCCACATCCAGCCATGAGCTCCGGCCGTGAGGGATGAAATTAACCATAGCGGAGGCTTGTGGCTTATTCAGATTGCTCATCAATTAAAGCCACGGCGGTTGCTGAGTTTACCATTCCAGCGGCTATTGTATCAATCATGGTGCGTTGAATAAGAGCTAAATCAGCAAAGCCCAAGCGCACAACCCCACCCTCATCAAGCCGCCAATCAATAAAGAAAGTAGGATCAACCACCGCGGCCAATAGTGCCCCGTTTATCCGGGCAAGGGTTTCCGTGGCCAAACTAAATGCACCATGCGGGGTGGTGATATATCCGTTTATAGTAGCCTCATAAGCCACCTCAATTTCAGCCTTAGTGGCCAGCGTGGCACCTGATGTGTCTTTTGGCGGCCCACTACTCACCGGCGCAATCAATTCACCTGTGGCCACATCAACACTATATCCATCCCAATCAAAGCCCGGCGATATTTCAACCGTGCCCTTAGATTGTGATTGGTAAAGAAAGCCCACATCCGCACCACCTGTTGAGGTGGTGATCCCGGTGATTTTTCCGGTTGTCTTATTGTAAATTAAATGAGGCATTTATCACCGCTTTGAGAGAATTGCTGACCAATTACATTCAGTAAAATACACCGCATCATTGATTGTGTTGCCATTGGGCCCTAAAATTCTAGCCACCAACCTATAAACCATCCAAACCTCACGATCAGCCGGGATATGAACATCAACAAATGTGCGGCTTTCTTGAGTAGGGTTGAGATTATTTGGTGCGGTAACCAGTGTGAATACATCCACACCCACTTGAGATGTGAACGGCCGGGGATCATCCGCTAAAGCAATTCTCTGAGTGAGTGCCGCATCAAGATAAACATCTCTAAAAAGCCTCAGCTCAATGGCCATTCCTCCATTATTTTGAGCGTGGGTGCCGGTGATAGAAACATTTAAAAATATAGTTTGCCCAGCAAACAAGCCCGCCGGGATCACCAACGGGTCACCAATGTGCGCCCGGCGTGAGTTAAAGGTGGTTTGCGGCCCTGAGTTTTGTGATTGGTCTACTCTATCCCGATAAAAATACTTTCCGGGCACAACAGATAAATCCGCATTCCTCACCACCATCTCAACAGGATCATTAGCATTGCCACTTTGACTGAGGGTATAGGCTTGAGAGATTGCACCATCCCGGATATGGATAGTTTCAACGCTCAAATCCTGCACAAATACCGTATCAAAATAAACTACATCAGCAATGGGATCATATAGGAATGGCGTGCTTGATGCGCCGGTTTCAGTGACAAGCCTAAAAGCCTCCCAAAAAACATTGTAAGGCGTAACCACCTCAGCACCATTTTCATCAAAATACCTCACACCCTCAATGGCGTTATCATTGTTGCGGATGATTTGAGTATCATTGGCAATATAGTTTTGGATTTGGAAAATGTTGCCGCGGGCGGCATCAAGCGACCTATCAAAAAGGGCATTGGCCTCAGCCACCTGAGCATCAAGCCCGGCTTGAGTAATTAACCCCGCGTTAAATTCAGCCGTGGCTTGAGCAATCATCTCATCCCGGCGGGCCTCAGTGACACCAACCGCGGCCACAATCGCATCAGCGCGGGCGGATTGCTCAGCACCCACAGCATGCCCAATTGCTAAATTGAATGAGGCATCCGCCTCATCAATAGCGGCGTTGAGGCCAGCCTCATCAATCTCCCCGGCCGCAAATGCATCAAGGGCGGTTTGGATGGCCTCAGCCCTATCAGCGGCCTCAGATGTGAGAGCTAATTGAATGGCTTGCTCAGTGGCTTGAGCGCGGGCCGTGGGTGTGTCTAAACCAATGGCCACTTGATAGGCCTCATTTGCGGCATCAACCGCAGCATCAAGCACATCCAGCGCATCCGGGGCATCACTAGCCTCAAATGCATCAAGGGCATCACTAATGGCTTGGTTGCGGATGATGGCCGCTTGGCCCACCGCGGCCGCGATTTCATCAGGCACATTGCCAATGGCCGCTTGCAAATCACCAAATTCCTCAGACGTTAGCACCCGCTCACGGATCACCTCAGCAAGCGCCGTAAAGGCCTGCATATCAACTTCCTCACCGCCAATGAGCCGGGTGGTGGGTGGTGGGGTGCCCGTGCGGCCAAGCGCAAAATCATGCTTGGCTATATCATTAGTGATAAAGCTCATTTTTACCACACCACTCTCAATATCATAATCAACGCCACGCACCTCACATGTGTGATCAAGCGCTAAATCTGGCAATCTAATATGAATACATGTGCCGGTTGCATATGATAAAAATCTTGGCTTTAGCGGCAATATGATTGGCCCGATTTCCCGCGCATCCATCACCCTATAGGCCGCAAGTTGGGTGGCAATGTTTGCATCCTGAGTGAGTTCAAATTTGTAAGCGCCGGGCTTTTCCTCACCATCCTCAACAATGTAGTTTTCAAACCTAAGCGCATCAGCGGGCACATGCTCCCATTGATGCTCGCGGCTTCTAAACTCAGGCGTGATGATATTTTGACGGTTGCGCCAAGGTTGCATTGCGGGCACCACCCACTCACCCTCAGCCAGATCATCCTCAGTGATAATATCAACCGCCACCATCGGCGCATGAACCGAACAACCTAACAGCGCACCATCCCAAACCGGGATCATGCCACCGGCCTCCATGATGAGTTTGAGGTTGTTCCACTTATCACCCGGCTCATAAATTGTGCCGCCTAACACCCAACCATTTTCATCATTTACGTTTGCGGCATGCACAAAACTATCAATTTTAATTGCGTCAACAGGCATACCAATCCCAAAGATTTTGCCCGGCCTAGCGGGGTTTTGAGAATAGCGGCCATATATATATGTGAGCGCGTGCAATGCCGGGTTTGCGGTATAAGCCCAAGTGCTTTCATCATCAATTCTATGAGGCCCGGCACCACCTTCATAAGTGTTATCAAGACGCGGATCATAACACTTTACCCATTCCCCGGTTGCGCCGGGTGGTGGTGTACCACCGGCAAAAATCTCACCATCTCTATCAAATCTGTAAGACCAACAAGCGGCCGCATACCCACTCAATTTATGGTTAGGGCCCCAATCAACCATCTCATTATTATATTCATCCCTCAAATTTGTAAGAGCGCGGGGCTCAGGGGTTTCACCTTTTTGCCAATCAATCCAAAGATGATCATTATAATATCCGGGCACATTGCCTGAGGTGGTGGCGTTCACTCCAATAAAATCATTAAAGAATTGAGAAAAGCCCTCAATAGGGCCCGCAATAGAATATATATAAACCGCGGATTTATTGGGGTTAGGCACCTGCTTGCGATCCGGGCCATACGCCTCCTCATGAACCTTGTGCCCGGCCACATATGTGAAGCCCATGCTATATGGCGTGGGTGAGTTTGGATCAATCACCACTTGGGTGGTTCGCCCGCGGGCGGCGGGTGGCTTGGCGGTGAGTTGTGCCACTGTATTTGAAACGGCCGCAATGGCACCGGCCGCGGCGGCAACCACTTGCCCGCCGGGTATAAATGCGGCCACCGTGGCAACAACCCCGGCAACCGCACCAACATGTTTGGCCACCCCACTCATACCACAATGCTCCAAGCCGCTTTAATTTTCTTTGGGATGATAGTGACAAGGCCATCCTCACCACTCTCATGCCAGCCCATTACATTCCCACCCACTGAGATCACAATGGCATCAAGTGGGTTTTCCTCAGGGCTTTCCATCAGGGCCACATCACCCACCAACATTGCGGCCGGGGTGATGCGTGGCAACATGCTATCAACCAGCGTCTCAAGACTTTCATGGCCCTCACGCTTGAGCGCGCGCAATGCACCAATTGCATTCTTATATTTTGGGATGCGCGGGCACGCATGGTTAAACGCAACCGCATGGTGTCTAAACATATGAAGACAATCAACATGGCCCCACGAAAAGCCGCGGCCAAGATATTTGAGCCGGGTGGCGTTTGTTATGTTGGCCCGCATTACTAACTTGGATTTAATCACCGATATGCCTCAATTTAAAAATCTACTTACCGCCCCGGATGTGGTAGTGGTGGTGTTTTGCCGCGGTGCATCCACACCCCAATGAACCGCACGGGTGATGCCCGTAATGTTTGACATTCCAAGTTCACCCGGCCACCATGACTGATGCCATTGATTGCTCAGCCGGTTGCCCTCATTCTGACTGAAAAGCCATTCACCCTCACCAATATATCCCATCTCTAAAAGCCGGGTGCCGGATGAGCCGCGCAATATGGTGTGGCTCAACATCCCGGCAAATCTTAATTTTGAGCCAATCACCAATCCAGTTTCAGCATCAAGCTCAATTTGCCAAAACCTTAAAGGTGATCGCTGCATGCCCGGATTGCTTAAATTAGCGGCCACTGAGGCTGATTTTGGCACAAATACAATGGTGCCACCCGGTGCCTTATCGTTACTCCCTGAGGCCTGATTTTGAACGCTAAACACCCCACCAAAAATGGGATCATCAGCGCGGTATCTAGTGCCCTCAAAATCAAACCACCCGCCATCACATATAGAGATCACATGATTTGGCAAATCAATCCTCAATGCCGCGGCAATTCTAATGCGTTTGGCGTCAAACATTATTCCGCCTCACGAATTGTAAATGACAAACCCACATTATAATCCACCGCCATTTGCCATTGAAGCTCATCACCTGTTTCAACAAATCCCTCAATCATTGGCTTTTCAAAATGACAAACTGAACCTGATGGAAAGGGTGCGCGTAAGTGAGGGAAAACTTTAAGAGCAACCGCGCCATCCGCACCCACCGCAACCTCATCTTGAGCAACATGTAAAAAATGCTGACCATCCTCATTTTCAATACTAAAAAACTGGCCCTCACGGATAATGTAATGAGGCGCAAATCCGGTGAGTGGTAAAAGCTCACCCGTGGGGTCATCTATGGCTATAACCGGCCGCCCCGGATTCCCCGGCTTGAACGCACCAAGCGGCCACTCAATTCGGCATCCCTCAGACTTACCACGGATGAGACGGGCCACATATTTTTGGCTATCCTCTTGAGAGTTGAGTGGTGGCATATTTACACCCAAGCGCCACCGCGATCCGGGCCGGTCAATCCTCTGATCTTTACCACCTAATGATCCGCGGATCACCCGGCCGTAATCTATAAAGGCCGGGGTGACTGTAGCGGGTGCCGGTTTTTCAGGTAAATTAATCATTATGCCAACCGCCTGTTTTGATCATCCTGTTGCAATTGCCCATATTGAGACATGCCCTGCAATGTTGCATCTGTTGCGATTGGCTTGGCAACCGCCTTTGCGCGCCCATCAACCACCGCATCAAAGTATTTTGAGGGCCGGATTTCAACACCTGAGGTGCCACCATTGGCAAGCTTGTGGTTTGGTGTTACCGCCCCGCTTTGTGCCGGGGTGAAAATCTCAGGGCCGCGCTCACCCACTAGGTATGATCGGCCGCCAACCGTAGGCCCGCCAACCGCACGGGCACCGCCAAACTGTAATCCACCAATGCTGAAACCGCCCGACAAGTTCCCAATTTGATCCAGCATGCCCAAGATGCCACCCAATATATCCAAGATATTGCCAGACTTGAAACCCGCCACCAAATTATCAAACGCACCCGCCATAGCTCCAAATGCGTCAATGGCACGGGTTTTGGTTTTGGCCAGCTCATCCGCCAACTTTGCGGCCTCAGCCTTAGCATCATCCATTGCGGTTTGTTGTGCGGCCAAGCTGTCACGGGATGTGACAAGGCCCACGGCCATATTGCGGGCCTCAGCATCCGTGCCCTGAAACCCATTAGATAAAATATCAAGTTTGGCCTTGGTGATATCATATTCATTTTGGCTCACCTTGAGCGCCGCGGTCAATTGAGCATTGGCCGCAATCTCATCTTGAACGCTCAGCACTGAGGCTTGATGCGCTTGCTTTTTTCTGAGGATGGCCGCGGCCAGATCATCCTCAGCCGCTTTAGCGTCTTTTTGTTTTTGAGTTAATCCCTGAGAGGCTAGTGCGGCTTGATCCATCGCCTCACGGGATGCGGCAAGTTTATCACGGGATGCAACCAGCGTGATGGCCATTGCGCGCAATTGAGCATCAGTGCCCTCAACCCCATCCTTTACCAACGCCATCTTGGCGGCCGTTATGTCATATTCATTTTGGCCCTTGCTCATAGCCTCAGCCAATAAATCATTGGCGGCCACCTCAGCCTTGAGCGCGGCAACCGCCTCAGTGTGTTTTTCACTGGCCTTGGTCACTGATGCATTCATGGCATCAAGTGCGGCCTTGGCTTTCTTTTGAGCATCAGTGAGGGTATCAGTACCCTCAGCCGCCTCATCAGTTACGCCACCCAATTCAACAAGGTGCGCATTCATCGCGGCAATAGCGGCATCATTTTCATCCACCGCGGCTTGGGCATCTTTTATGGCCGTGGCGGTTTTTTCTATATTTTTAAATGCCCTCTTTTGGCCAAGTTGGGCAATGCCGCCCAGCGGGGTTGATTTCAATCCACCCAATTTTACGGCACCACCAACCTGCTTTTTGAGAGTAGCCTTTTGTTGATCCAAAAGAGCTTGCAAGTTTTTGCGCCGGGCAACCGCCTCAGCTATTTGAGCCTTGGCACCTTCAATGGTATCAGCCCGCTCTTGAGTGAGAAACTTACGATTACCATTAATGGCCTTATATAATTCCTCACGGGCTTTCATATTGTCCTTGAGCGCCGGGCCAAATGTTTGCCACGCTTTAACGGCCGCATATACAGCCACCACAATCAAGGCCAGAGGGCCAAGCAAGAGGCCAAGCGAACCGACAAGGCCCACACCGGCCGCACCACCAATGAGCGCCAAGAGCGGGGCCAACACCGTTGTGAGAGTGCCCACCACCGTTACCACCGGGCCAAGCGCGGCAACAACCAGCGCGGCGACTGTGGCGACTTTCAAAAGCTTTGGGTTTGTTTCTGATAGGCGGGTGAGTAGCCCGGCAAATTTGTTTGCCAAATCAGTAATGGCATCAAGCAAACCACTTTCCGCAATCGCAATCATCAACGCCTCAAATGCGGATTTCATGCGCTTGATGGCACCGTTAAGGCCCTCCATCTGTTTATCAGCCACCTCTTGTGCTGAGCCACCGGCACCCTCTAATTCTTTTGTGAGATTTCTGAGCGCACCCGATCCCTGAGAAACCAGCGCGGCCATTCCCGGCCCGGCTTTTTGGCCAAAGATTTCCATGAACAAAGCCGCATCTTGAGCGTGTGGCTCAAGGCTTTCAATTATATCCGCCAACGGCAAGAGTTTCCCACTCGCATCAGTAAATGAGAGGCCAGCGGCTTTCATGGCTTTCTCAGCCTCTTTTGTGGGCACCAACATCTTGGCCATTGCACCCCGCAAGGCGGTGCCAGCGGATGTGGATTGGATGCCTGCATTGCCAAGCAATCCAATGGCCGCGCTAGCTTCCTCAAATTGCACCCCGGCCGCCGCGATTGGGCCAACATATTGCATGGCTTGGCCCATTTGCTCAAGATTTGTGTTTGATGATGTGAAGGTTTTAACCAGCACATCATTCACCCGGCTCAAGTCTTTCACCTCAAGCGCGTAGCCTGATAAAACATTTGATACGATATCAGCCGCACCACCTAAATCCATGCCAGCGGCCGCGGCCAATTGTAATGTGCCGGGCAAAGCTTCCATTGCCTCATTAGCACTGAAACCGGCCATTGAGAGAAACCCCAGCGCATCCGCGGCTTGTGAGGCACTAAATTGGGTGGTGGCACCAAGCTCTTTAGCCTTGTCACTGAGGGCCGTTAGTTCATCATCAGTGGCACCACTCACCGCGGCCACCTTATTCATTGAGGCCTCAAAATCCCCGGCCATTTTTAAACTCACGGCCGCTATGCCAATGATCGGCGCGGTGAGCGCCTTTGTCATACTCTTGCCCACTGATGTGATTTTCNNNTGAGCTTCCCTTTTCAAATGCCGCGGTGTCAGCGCCAAACACTACCCGCAACGCGCCTATAACTGATCCTAAGCTCATGAGCTGGCCTTTTTATTAAGAGCCATCTGATGTGCGGCCCATGCGGCCAAACCCTCATCCGGGCTGGCCACCTCATGATCCTTATGGCGGGGTTTCACAAATTCATCAAGTGGCGGCATCTTTTTCACCCGGCCAAGCCAAGCATTGTGCCAAGCGTAATTCATGGCGGCGTGATGCTCAGCCTCAAGCCGCTCAATCACGCCATCAATAGCCATCTTATATTCAAAGGGTGTTACGCGCCAAAAGTCTACCGGGCTGAA